GCAGCGTCCGCAGTAGCCTTGGCAGCCGCAGCGTCCGCAGTAGCCTTGGCAGCCGCAGCGTCCGCAGTAGCTTTTGCAGCAGCAGCGTCAGCAGTCGCTTTTGCAGCAGCAGCGTCAGCCGCTAACTTGTCAGCCACTGATTGAGCCGTAATTCCAGCGGCCTCACCTGTTAAAAGACCACTACCACCCGTAAGGTTTGTCAGTGTTGCGACATCAGCACCAGTAGCTAATGAGGTTGCAAGAGAAGTTGCACCAGCAGTTCCACCAGCACCGCCAAGTGCTAAGTCTAGTGCCGCAAGTTCACCCGCAGTTAAAGCAGCAGTTCCTCCCGCACCAGCCGCACCACTTAATAATCCACCGCCAGCAGCAGCCGCTAAAGCAGCTAGAACTACAGGGTCTGTAAGAGCTTCTCCAAGTCCACTTAAAAATGAACCTGCAACTGCTTGTGTAGTTCCAGTTCTCTGAAACGTACCATCAGCGTTATATTGTTGATATTCTGAACCAACAGGCGCACGATAGTTTGGATCGCCAGTGGTCTTGGATGTGTAAATAGTTTCAAGAGCACCGATCTGCTGATCTTCACCTGAGCCAATAATTCTATATTCAGGTGCAATAATCGTATCACCAAGAGTTATTGTTTGACCTTGAGGAACAGTCTGTGCCACACGAGCAACAACCTCACCTTCTTTTAGCCCAACAGCCGTAGCCATCTGAGCAGGTGATACCCCATACTGCTCCATAGACGCAACGATCTGAGCATCCGTCAGGCTTGGATTAGCAAGCAGAAAATCTACAATTTGTGCGCTAGTTACAGCCATGATTGCTCCTTATTGTGGCTCAACAGGCCAAGTAATTGTCCAAGGGAAACCTGTTTGATTAGGAACATCCCTTAATGCTTCACGATAAATAGCCCATGCTGCTTTGTCTACAGGACTATCAGAAAGCTGTGTCCAATCAGATGCAACCAGCTTGTCGTTTCTCTCGGTACGGACAGATGCGGCTTGTGCATCGTTGCGGCTTGTCACTTCATCGGCAGTCATGTCACGAACAGTCCAGACTTGAGTCCATCGGTTGTCAGCAATTACTGGAGTGCCTTCCACCAGCACTTGGGTGTTAGTCAATTCTGGTGGTGTCGCAAAGAACACACGCTCGACACCAAATGAAGACAGCATCTCATCGGTGGCTTGAGCAGGAAAGCTAGTCAATGGATTAGCGGCCTTTAGTTGTCCAAGGCCATAAGGGTACTGCTTGACAGCCCCGTTTTCGATGAGTGCGTGCATGATTTACTCCACTTGTTTCTTGATAACAGCCAACATAATTTTGGCTTTTTTCTGTTCAAGTTTTTCAGAGGCATACAAAGTGTGCAACTGCTCAGTAAATGCCGCCAATTCAACTTGTTCGTTAGGCGGCAACTTGCTGATTTCTTCAAAAGCCAGCGTGTAATTATCAATGTTGATCTGATAGTGCATGACCTCTGCTTCACGGGCTTCAAGAGACATCGTCAAGATTTCTTCACGGGTCTTTGGGGTTTCAACTGTTTTATCTGTCATGATTTTCCTTTAAGTTAAGTAGTAATTTGTCCGAATGCTAAAGCGTTTCCACTACTAGCAGGCAATGTAGTAGGGTTAGTATATTTAGTTCCAAATCCGCTGCTAGACCAAGGATAAGCTGATACAAATGGTGTTGTGCCGTGCGCTACAGCTATTGCAGAACTATCCGGGTTAAAAGCTACGGCGTTCCCAGCACTTGCAGGCAACGTAGCTGGATTAGAATATTTAGTACCAAATCCGCTTCCAGAGAAAGGATAGGCTGAAACAAAGGGAGTTATGGCGTGGGCTACTGCTATAGCTAAACCATCAGGACTAAATGCTACGCCGTTGCCACGCCCCGTGGGTAGTGTAGCTGGATTAGAATATTTAGTACCAAATCCTGTAGCCGAACTCCAAGGATAAGCTGATACAAATGGTGTTGTAGTATGCGCTATTGCAATACTATTAGAACTAAAGGCTACGCTGTTTCCAGCACTTGCAGGCAACGTGGCTGGATTAGAATATTTAGTGCCAAAGCCAGAACCTGACCACGGATAAACTGATACAAATGGCGATCCAGCGTGAGCCACAGCTATAGCTAAACCATCAGGACTAAATGCTACACCTTGTCCTTGACCAGTTGGCAACGTAGCTGGATTAGAATATATAGTACCAAATCCAGAGCCAGACCACGGGTAGGCTAATACATATGGTGTTGAACCAATCACGGTAGCTATTGTTAAACCATCAGGGTTAAAAGCTACACCCAGACAAGTATCCGTTGGCAGCGTAGCTGGATTAGAATATTTAGTTCCAAATCCAGAACCTGACCAAGGGTAGGCTGAAATAAATGGGGTTGTAGCGTGAGCCACAGCTATAGCTAAACCATCAGGACTAAATGCTACACCATTACCACTGCCAGTAGGTAATGTAGCTGGGTTAGAATATTTAGTACCAAATCCGCTTCCAGAGAAACGATATGTTGATACAAATGGTGTAGAAGAAGTGCCTACAGCCACAAATTGCGCCAACTTTACATTGCCAACTGTACTCCATGCACAGGATTGTCCAGCGTTAGAAATTATTGTAGCGGGATTAGCGTATTTAGTTCCAAATCCACCAGAAGACCACGGGTAGACAGTAATAAATGGTGTTGAAGCGTGCGCTACTGCTATGTCAGTATTGTCAGGGCTAAATGATACGTTGTTTGCATTGCCTGTGGGTAAAGTGGTTGGATCGGCATACTTAGTTCCAAAACCACTACCACTCCAAGGATAGGCTAATACATTTGGTGCGCTAGAGGTAGCTACAGCTATATCAGAACCATTAGGACTAAAGGCTACACTTACTGAATTTGCTGGGGGCAACGTAGCTGGATTAGAATATTTAGTTCCAAATCCTGAAGCACTCCACGGGTAGGCAGAAATAAATGGTGTTGTTTCATGCGCTACTGCTATGTTTAAACTATCAGGACTAAATGCTACACCAAATGCATTGCCTGTAGGTAATGTAGCTGGATTAGAATATTTAGTACCAAAACTAGAACCAGACCAAGGGTAAGCAGAAATAAATGGCGTTGTAGTATGTGCAACTGCAATATAAAAACCATTAGGACTAAAAGTTACACCGTTTCCTTGACCCGTTGGCAATGTAGCTGGATTAGCATATTTAGTTCCAAACCCACTACCAGACCAAGGATAAGTTGAAATAAATGGTGATGTACTGTGCGCCACTGCTATTGCTAAACCATTTGGGCTAAAAGCTACACCACGTCCAGTACCCGTAGGCAACGTAGCTGGATTAGAATACTTAGTGCCAAAGCCTGAAGCACTCCACGGGTAAGCTGCTATAAAAGGCGAAAAGGCGTGAGCTACGGCAATAGCAGAATAGTCAGGGCTAAAAGTTACGCTATTTCCATCATCAGCCAAAGTAGTTGGATTAGTGTAAATACCTTGAAATCCCGTTACTTTCCAACTGTAAACAGTAACGTATGGAGTATTAGCGTGTGCTACCGCCAACGCCTTAGATGTTGTCGTTGCGCTAGCCTGTGAACTGTTGCTTGAAAACATAATAGCCCTTAGACAGTATAGTTTTGACCAGCAACACTTCCGAGCCAGTTAGAGCCGTCAATGGCCGTGAAGACAAACTTGTCGGCTTTAGATGCTGTTGCTGTCAGTGTGGGTGCAGTTCCACTAGGCCAATCAACAGTTCCAGGCCATGTTACTGTGCGAGAGCCTGTTGCATCTTGTAAGTGTATTAAGGTAAAACTTTTACCCGCTACTGGCGTTGGGAATGTGTACACGCAATTGCCTGTTAGGGTGATGATTTGCACTGTGCCGTTAGCCAAGTCTAGCGTGATAGCCGTTGAGCTGTTGCCAGTAAATACTTCCTCTGTATAGCCGTTGGTAAACGTGCCAGCTTCAATGGTTTTGTTTGTCAGGGTTTCTGTGCCTGTATATGTTGCAATACTAGCGGCAGCCAAAGTGGTTTGACCTGTACCACCGTTGGCAATAGGAAGTGTTCCTGTTACGTTTGTTGCGGCATTAACAAATGTTGTTGACGTTGTTCCTGTACCACCATTAGCAATAGGCAAAGTGCCTGTTACGTTTGTTGCGGCATTAACAAATGTTGTTGACGTTGTTCCTGTACCACC